ACCGCAGCCGCCACAATGGCTGCCCGCGTGCCGACAAACACCCCTAGGTTTCTCTCCGTCTCAGGCTCCAACCGCCGCCTCGGTCGAGCGTCGGCGGCGTCCTCAAACAACTTCTCTGACACCTCGCGCTGGAGGTCGAACATATCCTGGACAGCCTGAATTTTCTCATCGAGCCCCCCGCCGTCGTACAATAGGCTCTCAATGCCACCGAGAAAGCGCAGCATGGCTCTCTCCCGAACCTTGCTGCCCGCTGGAAGCTCCTGAATAACTCGGAGCGCCATATCGTTTAAGTACAGAAGCAACTCGTCGATGTAGGCGTCAACGCTCCGGTCCTCGCGCCGGATGTTCAACGCCACCTCTCTAAGTATTTCCTCGACGGTCATTGTCCGTTCTGATCCCTAATCCTGGGCTCCGGCAGCGGCACGTTCGTATTAGTGTCATTTATCCCCTGAGCGTTCAGACCACGAGGCAACGCCGTCTGGTTAAACTGCGGCAGGGGCTCTAGGTTCTCAATGTCGTCCAGAATCGCCACGCGCTCATCCTCGTTGTAGCCCATCGTCACGGCGACTTTCTTCAAGTGCGCCTTGCGCCAGCTTTGCACGTTGCGAATCTCGTCCCTGTAAGCGAGGAACATCTGAATCTGGAGAGCTATGTCGTCTGCCGTAATGTCCCTGGAGAGCGTCACGCGCCCCTTAAACTCCTTGGCTCTCTCAGGTCCGAGCTTAAACGCCGCGTAGTGCATCAGCGCCTCATTCACCACACCCTCTAGCTCACCAACAGCGTGAATGAGCAAAGCTATCAGCTCCGTGCTCATCTCCCGCAGCGTGGATGCCCCTGGGGCTTCCTTGGAGTCCATCGCCACGCCCCGCGTCCTGTTAAACGCTACGCGGTATAGCTGGTCCATCGTGGAGTTAATCGCCGCAATAAGTGACTGCGTATCCGACGGCTCCACAACAAACGGCTTAGCTTCCTGCGGTAGAACAGATACCGCGTACTCCGAAATGCTAATGAGGTGGCGGTCCTGCAAGTCGCCAGAGATAAACACGCGCTGAAACGCCTGCGTGTTGAGCAGATTGTAGTGGGCAGACATCAGATTAAATAGAACCAACTGCAACTCCGCTACATCGCGCACCCATGATACGTTGTTGTGCGCCACAGCAATCGGAATCTGCTCAAAACCCTGAAGGACCGTCGGCGAGTTTACCTCCGTCCACTCCTCGCCCTCTTCGTCCTCCAGGTAAACCGAAACAAAGACCTCTCCGGTCACAGGGTCTTTTTGAAAAATTTTGCAATACTCGCGCTCCTCCGGCTCCTCCATCATGCTCGACCGTGGCGCGATAACCTCGTACTCGTACCGAACGGCATCAAACTTTCCGTTCGTCACTTGCCAGTCCTTCAAGTCAAGTACATCAATAATCTCCATGTACGGACGAAACCCACTCGCCGCCTGCTCCGCTTGAGTCCTCGCCGTGTTCTCCGGCGCATCCACCAACACGGCAGCCTTCCCATCCCGGAAGTACGACACAGCCAGCGGTCCCATAATGAAATTGGATAAACTAGACCCCTTGCCGTCAATGTCGTTTATGTCCTCGCCGAGCATGTCAGCTAACTCCGGGTCTATCCGCATCGGCTTCGACAGCGCCATCGACACCCAGGTAGAAATCACGGGCTCAAACAGATTGAAGTACCTAGAGCGTAAGGCGCGAATACGGCGAATCTTCCCACCGACAGTCTCAGAAGTGCCAGTATTAGGGTCGGTGCTCGTAGACTGCTGAGAGAACTCAAGCTCGTGCTGCCACAGATACTTGGGCGAGATGAGCTTCCGGTGCTGCCCCTCGTACAAGTCCCGATACGTCTCCCAATGCTCAACCTGAGCTTCGTAATCTGGATGAGAGTAGAATTTTATCATGGCTGTAATTTCCTGTATTGACCCTGAGTGCCTGCAACGTCTTTGAGGTCGTTAAGGTTTTTGAGGTCGTTAAGGTCTTTGAGGTCGCTAGAGGCTAGTCCCCAAAGGCTTCGTGTAATTATAGAGCCCATCAATCTGTATGTCCTTGGAAATCTGGAATAGACAGTATGTGCAGGCGTCAGCATAGTGGGTCCAATCCTCGTTGCGGGGCTTGTCTATCTCAAACGTGCCGTCCTTCAGCGCCGTCTTTACAAAAGACCCAATTAGCCTTTTACAGCTTACACTTACCAAAAACCTTTCGTAAGCCATCAAAGCCGCCGTGCGCTCCAAGCGGTGTTTGATTTGAGGGTTCGCCCGCGACGCCCTGATGCGAACATTGTAGTACCCAAGGGAACGTAAATACTGCTCAATCGAAGTGTAATCACTCCCGGCAGAGTGAATGTTCCTCGAAAACCCAGACGAGTCGCCAAACACATCAATCGGCGTGCTCGCGTACTCCGTCGCTGGAAAACTCGCCGCGAACTCTGCCACGGCATCCATCAATCCCCTGCTCTCGCCCGATGACTCCGCAAGCGCCACTATACGATGAACCCTTGGAGAGAACGGTCCCGCGTTGTGCCGAAACTCCTGCATCGCCACCCACGCCAGCGGAGCCACGTTAAAGTCAAACGTCAGCATCACAGGAAGGTCCGGCGTCGGCTCGTAGCGGTCAGTCACATTTCGACTCTCAACAAACTCCCAATACGCTGACCCCTTCGTGAACTTCGTAAACAACCCCTTCTCATACGACAGCGCCTTCGCCGGGTCGTACGAATACACATCACGAATCTTCGTTTTCGCGTACACCTCCGGCGATGGCGTAAGGTGCCGATTCATCGTCGTTTCCACAATAAACCGTCGGAAGTTACGGTAGTCGTCCACGCGAGAGTATGTGGTCCCAGGTATGTCAGCTAAGTCGGCGTACCAATTCAAACCCTCCGGCGTGCCCTCCCCTATGCCCTGCCGAACCACAGCTCTCGGACAGCGCAGACGAGTCTGGCACTTCTCATACACCTCGCGGTCCTGCAACCCTGGCTCCGTAATCCACCAGCACGCGATGTTAGAGCCCACGAACAGCTCAGGTCTGTCGCCAGACAGGAAGTGCATCTCGTGTTGATAGCCCTTCAACGTCAGCTTCCAGAAAGGCGTCCGAGTCAGCGAGTAATGGATGCGCTCACGCAAACCATATACGTCATGTAGAACCTGGACCACCGCAGGGATAATAATCTGCTCTACCTTCGTGTACGTCGGTGCCACGCCCCACGAAAACCGAGAATTGCGATTGAGCAACCAGCGGTCTATGAACCACATGGCTCCACCTGTGGTCTTGCCCGACCCTAAGCCCCCCGTTACCCAAAAGATTCGCTCAGGGGTTAGGTCCGTAATAGCGTCATAGACCCACCAAGGCGTCTCAACCTCCCGATTCTCCACAAGCCCCTGGGGCGTCTTGACTTTGGACGACTTGATGCCAGGAAGATGGGTGCCAGGGGTGCCAGGGTTGCCGGGGGTGCTCATGCGCCACTCAACTTATGGACTTGGGCGGTTAGGTCGAGGGGGCGCTTGGAGCCGTTTAATCTGCCGGGGGTGAGAGCCCATCGCTGTTGACACAAAGCCCTTTTTTATTCTTCTCGCCACGGGGCTACATAACCGCGCCCCCCCGGCGAGGTCAGACCTTCCGCAAAGCGCAATCGTTTCAGGGGGTTAGAGGTAAGTAGGCGTAGACTGGTTGGCTCTATAGGGATCAATGGGTTAGGTAGCCTAGAGGGCTTAAAGACTGCCTAGGGTTAGGCACTTAGGAAATCAAGTGCCTATTGTGTGGCGTGCATCTTAGATGAAATAGAGTGCCCGGCGTGCCCCGTGCCCCGTGCCCC